GACGTACCCGGGCCCGACGATGACCTGTTCGGTGTTGGCGCCGTTGGCGGCGCCGTCGTAGATGGTCAGCGGCAGGCCCGGGACGATGCCCAGGCCGTTGTTGGCCACCTGGATCTGCGTTGCCCCAGCGATGGAGCCCGTGGCGGTTACCGAGTGGGCGTAGCCGTTGACGTAGGTGGTGTCGGCGTAGACGTAGCCGCTGCGGGCCTGCGCGGCCGCCGTGTACGGCGACCACAACGCCGACGTCATGACCTGCGCGGTCGGGATCTTGACGAGTTTGCGGGTCAGGCGGCACTTCGACAGGTCCGTCAGGTTCACCAGCGACCCGGCGACCAGGCCCATGGCCACGTTCGTCACCTGGATCAGCGGCGTGTTGTCGACCGGTACCCAGATGGTGCCGTCGCCGCGGACCCGGTACTCGCCGGACTGCACGTCCAGCGTCGCGGCGAGCACCTTGCGGCAGTACTGGTCGGCCCAGGACGACGCGCGCGCGATGACCCGGGTCAGGACCGCGGTCTGTGCCGCCCCTGACGCCCCCGGGATCAGCGCTGAGACGTCCACGCCGGTCGGTTCGGCCAGGTACTCGGCCGGGGTCAGGTACGGCGTGTACGTGGCGTACGAGGGGGCGTACGGGGCTGTCACCGGCGTGGCCACGGCTCACCTCCGGCTCAGTAGGCGTGGTAGTGGATCACGTCCGGGGTGTGCTCGTGCTGCTCGTAGCCGCGGCGGTGCAGCTCGTCGAGGATCCGCACGTCCAGGCGCGCCCAGTGCCGCGCCGGCAGGCCGCCGGTCCCGTCTTGGCCAACGAGGTCGAGCAGGTCCGGCTCGGCGGCCTTCAGCTCGGCGGTGAACCTGGTACAGCCCAGGGCGATCAGGCGCTGTGAGCCGGTCAGGTACGGGTGGCCGCACCACGGGCGCCGACAGGCGGTCAGGCCGGGCACCACGTCGGCGTGGATGCCGACGTCGTGCTCGATGACCAGCAGATCCCCGGTTTCGCGCCAGGCCGCCGCGAGCAGCTCCCAGTACGCGAAGTCGTCGCCAGGGTCGATACGGGCCCTGATGTGCCCGGGGGCGTGTTCGTCGGCCAGGCGTGCGGTGTCGGGGTGTAGCCGGGTGTACGGGAGCAGGATCACCCGCGGCGCTTGGCAGTGGTCTTGCGCGCGGTGGGCTTGCGCAGCGGCGCGTCGGCGGCCGGCTCCTCGTCGCCGTCGTCGGACTTGTCGCTGTCGCCGGCGTCCTCGGCGGTCTCCGGCTGCTTGTCCGGCTCAGCGGCCGCGGTCTTCGTCGACTCGGGCGTGTCCGCCTCGGCCGGGGACGCGTCGCCGCCGAAGAACGTCTCCCAGGCGGCGACCTTGTCTTCCAGGGCCGTGACACGCTCCAGCAGCGCCTTCAGCGTCGGCGCCGTGTTGTGCGGGTTCGCCAGCGTCTCGGCCTTCGTCGCCGCGAGCATGGCCTCGTGGTCGGACTCGCGACGGAACATGCCCGCGTGCCGGGTGACGTAGTGGGCGCCGACGTGTTCGGGCAGGTCGAACACGCCATCGTCGCCGACCTCGTAGGTGGTGCTGGTCTCGGGGTCGGTGAAGCTGTCCGCACCCATCAGGTGGATGACTCGCATGGGTCCTCTTCTCAAGGGTGGAGCGCACCCGGCCCGCACCGGCGGGGGTACGGGCCGGGTGCGAGCTGTTACGGAGTCGGGGCGATGCTCTGGATCAGCCCCTGCGCGACCGGCGCGCGGTTGACGAACGTCTCGACCGCGCGGGACTCGCCGTCCTCGCGGGGGCCGCCGTGGGCCCGGTCCGAGCCGTAGACGTAGTTGTAGAGGTCGTCCAGGCACCGCATCTCGAACACCCGGTTGACGTTCGAGTTCGGGAAGTCGACCATGTCGCGGCGGGCCACCAGCGTGCCCGGGGGCATGTGCGGGTGCAGCTCGATCGGCACCTGCTTGCCGGTGAGCCGGTTGACGTAGGAGCCGACCCGGCCGCCGGCCACGACCTTGGAACGGCCCTCCGGGTCGTCCATGGTCAGGTAGGTGACCGCGCCCGGGGAGTTCAGGATCAGCTTGCCGAGGCTGTTGGCCTCCTGCGCGCTGACCATGTACACCTGCGGCGACTCGTAGATGCTGTTGTAGTAGGCCGTGTTCAGCGAGTCGAGCTGGGTGATGCCGCCGCCGGACACGGTGAACTGGGAGCCGGCGGCGTCCTGGAGGATCGCGCCGGAGCTGGTGCCGGACCCGTGCTGAACGATCGCGCCACCGCCGGCGGCGGAGTTGTAGTCGCCGGTGATGGTGGCCAGCAGGCCGTTGAACTCCGCGCCCGCGCCGGTGCCGGCCGAGCCGTTGTCCGCGGCCAGGTTCAGCGTCGGAACGGTCGTGGACAGCCCTGGCAGCGTCAGCGACGGCGGGGTCTGGTTCGCTACGATCGTCGAGGTCATCGTGACCGACGGGATCGTGGTGGTGGTGTAGTACCACCAGGTGACGCCGTCGGGGGACTGGAACCAGTCGTAGGCCACGGCCCCGACAATCGACGCGATCGACGCGGACACCGAGTGGGTGCCGGCTCCGACGGTCGAGGTGGTCAGGTTCGCGGAGTTGCCCTGGGAGTTGCCGTGGCCGGCGCCGGTGCCGTCGCCGTTGCAGTAGTAGTAGCCGGACCCGGTGCGGGCGGCCACGGCCACGTAGGTGGCCTTGGAGTTGGCGATGGTGCCGCCGGTGGTGGAGTCGGCCAGCACCGGGGCGCCGGGGCGTGCGAGCGCGAAGTTCTGCGCCCCGATCGCCAGGATGTCCTCGCCGATTTTCCACTGGTTGATCGAGTTGTACACCGCCAGGGCCTTGGCGTCGGCGTAGCCCTTGGCGCGGGCGATCGCGTCGCGGGTCACGGTGTAGCCCATCGCCACCGGCTCGTACGGCGCGGAGACGTTGAGTTCCTGCAGCAGCGCCAGCGGGCCCGCGGCGTCGAACGCGACACCGGGCTTGGGCTGCTGGTTGTTGATGTTGATGAGGACTTTCCACTGCGCGACGTCGGCGCCCATGTCCGGGCCCGTACGGGCCAGGGAGTCGCGGAACGTTGCCGGCACCGGGACCAGCGAGATCATGTCCGACAGGTCGATGCCGAAGATGCCGGTCGCGGTGGTGACGCCTGCGGTGGCGCCCTTGCTGAAGATCGCGAGGGTTTCCTCGGTGATCTCAAGAGTGTTCATATGGAGCTTCCCCTTTCAGGGCATGCCGAGCAGCCCCGTGCGCCAGGCGCCGGGGCTCGCGTCAAAGGCTGTGGCTTAGCTGCCGGGGGTGAACCGGGCCTTCAGCGCCGCGAGCGTGACGTTCTTCATCGCCTGCTCGCGAACCGGGCCTTCGGGGAACTGGTCCTCGACGGCCTTCAGGACGGCCTGGAACTCCGGCGTGTTGGTCGGGCCGTCGCCGCGCATCGCGAGCGAGGGCTGGCCGATCGCCCCGTTCAGCAGCGGGGACCTGCGGTCGTCGGGCTGGGCCGCCATCTTGCTCACGCGCTCTTCCGTGCCGTTCACCTTCGCGGCCAGCTCACCGAGCTGCTTCACCACGGGTGCCATGACCTGGTCGAGTGCGGAGGCGAGGCTGCCCGCCGCCTTGGTGACGTCGTCGGTGCCCTGCGCGGGCGACTGGACGGTGTCGGTGCCCGGGATGGTCCGGGTCTCGTCCGGCGCCTGCGCGGCGCCGGAAGCCTTCGCGGCCGCGGCGGCCTTCGCCGCCTTCTTCGCCGCCTTCTTGATCAGGGCCTGGCGGCCGTACTCGGCCAGCTGCTCCTGCGTCAGGCCGACGCCGGTGGGCTCGGTGGCCTTGGCCACCGGCTCGGTCGCGGTCGCCGTCGCGGTTGTGGTCGCGGCCGGGGCGGTCGTCTCGGTGCTCATGGTGTTCTCCTCCGAGGGGGATGCCGCCTGTGCGGCGTGGGCGGGCGCTTCCTGCGCCTTGGTGACCGGGCCGCCGGTCTCGGTCGTCTCAGTCGGGTCGGTGTCGGCGGCCTTGGAGACCTCGACACCGAGCCGCTTCGCCGCCGCCCGGATCTTCGGCATGGCGGCGCCGGCGATGCGTTTGCTGTCGGCGTCATCGCCGTTCATCGCCGCGGCCGCGCGCCCCAGGGCGTTGCGGGCGTGCGCGGCGTCGTGGACGGGGTAGTGCCGGTTGGACCGTGGCGTGGTCTTGCCGGCGTTGTCCTTGCTGCCGCCCGGCTCGATGTGCGCGAACGCGCTGTCGGGGAGGTCGTTGACGTCCGCGGTGGACATGTCGGCCTTGCGGACAGACGCGGCGTGGATCAGGGCCATGGCCTGTGCCGGGGTCAGCCGCTCCTCCGGCGCCTGGTCCTGCTCGGCGCCCTTGGCGATCAGGTCCCGGACGTAGTCCGACCCGAACACGCCGTCGGCGCCGGCTTCGGCGGCCTTCGCGAACAGAATCGTGGTGCCGTTCGCGGCCTTGCCGACGGTGTGCACCGTGTCGATGTCCGCGCCGGTCAGCTCGCTGAACTCTTCGTCGTCGTCGGCCATCAGGCCGCCCTCCTGGTGGTGATTCGGCGGGCTCTGCCCTGCGGGGACAACCCGGTGATCTCGCCGGCCTTGTACAGCTCCCAGCCGGCGGGGCTGAGGTAGCCGCCGACAAGCCAGTCACCGGCTTTCACGACCGTGACCGACCCGTCGGGGCCGGTGACTGGCCAGTCCGGGCCGCGGTGGATCCACGACTCGGTCGGCTCGAAGTCCTGGCCGGTGCCGTCGAGGTGGAACTGGCCGCCGCCCATGCCGTTGCGGGCGAAGGAGTGCGCGGCCTTCTCCAGCTCCTCAGCGGTGAAGTAGTCGCGCTTGCCGTCCTGGCCCTTGACGATCCCGTCGTCCGGCCCGGCCCTGTAGGCGATCGCCACGATGAACCGCATCGGTTCGTCAGCCATCCGAACCTCCGATCACGAATCCAGGGCCGGGCGCGCAACGGCATCGGGGGTGGCCTGGCGGCCCGTCGTCGCCGCTGGGGAACGCGTCGTCGAGTGGGATCACGCCGGCGTCGGCGTTGTCCTCGCAGATGGCACAGGCGCCGCTGCTAGCGATCAGCCACTCCTTGCCGGGCAGGCCGTTGCGCCGGTAGGTGTCCAGCGACGCCTGGGACACGGCGCGGGCGAGTTCGGTGACGGCGACCATCTGGGCTCGGCTGCCGTTGTCGAGGATGTCCCGCAGGTCCCGCGCCAGGGTGTCGACGCTGTCGCCGTTCTCCAGCGACAGCGCGATCGCCTGGGCCAGGTCGTCGAAGCGGCCGGCACCGAGGGACTTGATCTGCTGGATTCCCTGCGCGGCGAGCATCTGCTGCAGGCCGGCACCGAGGCCGTCGAACCCGAGGACCAGGTTCGCCGCGTCCGGGTCACCCGGTGTCCAAGCGCCCCAGTCTGGTGCGGCGCCGTTCACCATGGCCTGCGCGGACCGGTCGCCGAGGACGTAGGCCTCGGTGTAGGCGTTCGTCAGCACGGCACGGAACGCATCGACCAGCTGCTGGCGGACGCCCTGGTGTTCCAGCCACGCGCGCGCCGTAGCGAGGCCTTCGTCGACATTGTCGTTGGCTGCCTCGTCGTCGCCGGCGGCCTTGCGGACCGGGTTGAGCGCGAGCCACCGGGCCGCGTAGTCCGCGGTGTCGATACGGGCTGTCAGCGCCGTACGGAGCCGCTCGGCGTAGATCCGGGCCAGCTCCTGATCCCGTGCCCAGCCAGGCCACTGCTGGACGTTGTCAGGCCCCTGCGGGGCCCGGCCTTTTGGGTCGTCGGCGGCCTTCGCCATGCCGTCGTGGCAGGTGCAGGCGCCGACGTCGCCGGTATCGGCTCCCGAGCCCTCGCAGCATTCGCAGGGGCCATCGGCGTGCGCGCCGGCACCAGAGCAGCACGGGCATACCGGCAGGCCGCCGGCTGTCCCTTGACCGCCCTGCGGACCGAGCGGAATCCGTGTCACCTGGTCGCCGCGGTGTACGGCAAGGTGGGTGAACGTCACCGGCGTCGGCGTGACCGGCTCCGGCGTCTGCTCGCCGTCGTCCAGGTACTTCAGCGTCACGTGCGGGTGGTAGACCCGGTGCTCGGACGCAGATAGGTCGGCGAGCATGCCGTTCAGGTCGTGCGCTGCGGGCAGCTCGACCCTCGCGAACGCCGGCGTCTTGCCGTCGCTGCCTGCCGACGGCGTGAACGTGTCGACGCCGTGCACGGTCCCGGACACCGGCCCGGGTATCGCCGCGGCGGCCGCGCCGGCACGCGCGACCGCCTGGGCGAACGCGTCGTCGTCGACGTCCGGGCCGAGGTACACGATCGTGATGTGGTGGTCGGCAAGGCCGCCGG